TTAAAAAGCCCTTTGATACAAGCTATTACTATCGTCAATATCGCAATTATGATTTCTAGTATTAGCTTTACTATCTCGAGGACTTGTTTTAAGTCCTCTTTTTTTCGCCTCCTTTCTTTTTCCTTTCGACTTAATTTTCTTTTCATTGTCCACCGCCTTTCTATATCCCCCTTACATATATATAGTAACATATTTTTATGTAAAATGCAAGTGTTTTTGATAAAATATTTTTATTTTTTTACAAAAAAAAGCAGAAACTTCGTCCTGCCTTTAATCTGTTAACTCTTTTATTCTTTTTATTAAGTTGTTTTGAAAATGTTCTGCATGCTGTCTTACAGTTCTTTTTGCCACTTCATAGTCTGATTGTTCTGTCTGTTCTTCTTTCAACGCTTGCAATATCATGTCTAATTCTTTTTTTAGTTCCAAAACGGAATCCTGAAAAATTTCGGAAAAAACTTTAAAAGCAATTTTGTCAGTTATATCTTTAAGCTCATCCTCAAGTTTTAGCATTTTAACATTGAGATAGTTGTCAATCTCAAATATTATGTTGTTATACCTGTGTTTAATGTTATTGTTTTGAATAAAAAATATATACTTATTTTCAATGCTCCACCTCAAAGCTTTTGCTTGTAGTTCCAGCATTAATTCAAGAGCTTTTCCTGAAATCACTCCTTTATTATGGTTCTCAAAAAATGTTTTTATCGTTTCCATTGTTTCCGTTTGTTTTTTGATGTAAGGCACTACGTATCGCCAAAGACCTATGCCAAGCATTACAATAATAACAAGACTTAAGCCATGATTTTCAATGTAGAGAAAAATATTTTTTGTACTTTCCATTTTTGCCTACTTTCTGCCTAAGTAATAGATAAAACCTGCTCTAGCTAATAGCTCCCTATCGCCTTTAAAATTGTCGCGATAGTTAATATCAGCATATATATTCGACCTTGAATAATCACGCTTGTAGTCAATAACATTAAAATTAAGCTTGTTATCAGTAGCAGAGAGTTTTCCACTCTCTACTACTTTTTCAATTGCTTTATCTACTACCTTGTCAGTTGTTTTTTCGATTATTTCTTCTGTTTTCTGCTCCAGTTTTTCTACTATTCTTCCATTACTGGAGCTTTTGCTAAACCCACCGACTTATCTTCATTCAATGCTCTTTCAATTTCATCTGCTATTTTTTTAGCATCTAATAATTTAGCGACAGTCGGTCTTAACCGTGGAGGAAATGCTTTTAACACCAAATTCTGCACTCTTAAAACAGCTTGAAATAATACTTCATGATTCGGTTTTGTGCCTTTAAGGATATCTCCAAAAGCAATCCCTTGCGGTATAAATTTTGTAACCAATCTAATAACTTTTTTATTTATCAGATACTTATAAAATTTAATAGTTCCTTTTCCTAAAATTGTAACTAAGTAAGCTCCTGCTGATACTCCGATTAGATTAACAACATTTTGTCCTGCTCCATTTAAAATTTGTAATAAAAATTCTTTCATTTTTAACATCTCCTTTGTTTTATTTAATTTGTTTTGTATTGTAAGCCACAAAAATGGCTTAAATTTTAATTCTTTTTGTTTCTTCGAGTTTTTATACCTAATTACTTTTTAAATCGCTTAAAACTAAAATATTAAAGTTTTTCATTTTTAATATTTAAGCTTGGCTTTCAAAATAATTTTTAACAGCTGCTACATAATATTTTGCCAGATCCTTTTTTGTTTCTTCTAACACTTCCATATCATTTTTGTTTGTTATAAATCCACTCTCAACTATGACACAAGGTGTCACAGTTTTTCTTAAAAGTGTTGCTCCTCTATCTGCATAATCACGAGGTAATATTTTTCTATCTTTTAGGTGAGTTGCTTCAATATTTGCTTCTTGCAAAAATTCCGCCAGTTCCTTGCTCTTTTTTGATTTGTGCCAAAACAACATTTCAGCCCCTGTAGCTGTTTTATCAGCTGCATTCAAATGAAATGATAGTGTCACATCGCCTTTATTCGCAATTCCGTTTATTTTCTGTGGCAATGTTGAATAATATTCTTGGTAGACTACAGCATATTCAAGACCTTGTTCTTTACATTCAGGAACAATGTAGTTGTTTACAAAGTCCTTATTCCAATCATGTTCCTCAAATCCATTCCCACATGCTCCAGGGTCTTTTCTTACCCCACCATGTCCGATGTTTAATATCACTTTTTTCATTTTATACCATCTCCTTTAAATATTTTTCTTTTCTATCTACTCTGTTTAACCAACCTTTCAGGAATACCTGTTGCGTTGGTCGGCTTTCTACTATACTTCTATAAAATTTTCTCTGTAATTCATGATAAACTTCAAGGAATTTTTGAGGTTCTACATGATTTAATGCAAATAGTGTCTGATTTCCGATTTTCCCATCTACTGCTAATTCCGAACCATTGATTATATTCAGTGCCTGTTGAGCTTTTTTTGCTCCCCATGTACCACTGTTAACAATCCAGTCGCATATAGATAACGCTATCTTGTCATTTGCTACCTCATTAAGCCTATTTCCGTGATAATATTTTTTATCATATATATCACGAGCAATCTCAATTGGCATATCTCTCATATGACCTTTATAGCCATATTTTCGAGCCTCCACTTCTATAATTCCGTACTTTGTTTTTCCGCCTTTGTCATTCTTGTCATCTGAATATCCGCCTTCTACTTTAAGCAAAAAATCAAATATTTTTTCAAATCTATCCATTTAAATCACTTCCTTTTCTAATTTTTAAAAAAATCATTTACATCAAGCTCTAACAGTTGTTCAATAGTGTATCTTTCAAGACCAGTTACTGCTGTTTGTTCTGCCATATCAGCAACTTCAATTATATTTTGTATTTTTTCAGCTAAAACTTTTAATTCTGCTTTGTTTAACTCAACAAATTCAACTAAACCTTTATCATTTTGTGCCTTTATTTTTTCTATTTTATCCTGATCCAGCACCCACATCAGGGATATTTTAAGTGATAGCCTATTCCTATTTTTTTCATTGTTTTCAAACGTGTATTTTTTGCTACCTTTTTCAATTTCTATTGTCTGATTTAAATAATTTGATTTTGCCTCTGCCAAGTCTTGCAACAATTTGTCTTTAAGTTCTTTTTTTCTTTCGTTCATTAAAGTGTTATCCACTTTCCATTTTTTGTTTTCTCTATCCCAGACGCTCCAGTCGTTCGGCTTTGCAACTCTTTTAACAGATTTAGTTTTTTCATCTAAATACTCTCCATCTGCTAAAAAGAGTTTTCCATTAATAATTTGCTCATACTCATTCATTTCTCTTAGTTCGCCTGTTACTTCATCCAATATAGGATTTAAAAGTAATGATGTTGAAAAAGTCATTGTTTCCGAATTCCAATCTGGAAAAAATAAATTAGGATTTTCTTTAAATTTTTCAACTCCTAAGGTCATTGGTTGAGCTATCAGCTCCATTGTATTTTTATCGTAAATGTAAATTATCATGATTTACCTCCTATATTTTTTATTTTATTTTTTTGTTTCCAACTCTGTTCAAATTGGAAAATTTATTCAAAGTGGAAAAGTTGTCAATGACAAATCTGGAAGGATTTTTTTCTGCACAAAATGTAACAGAATGGTATGTTTATTTGCCTTCACACATAAAAAAAGAGAAAATAATATCAATTACGAATCTAAATATTGGGAGTTGGACAGAATACAATAATTTAGATATTTATTCAAACCGCATCAGAAGCGGAGCTTACGGGAATCTTTCGTCGGTTAATCCAAATGAAGTTAAGGTTTTAGTTGCTTATTTTACTTAAAATAGCAAAATATTAAATTTTTGCGACAGTTATGCATTGTCCACTCAACTGATGACTTACTGGACTAGAATTTGAAACTGGAGCAGGATAAAACCCTATTATCTTTGTGTTTGGAACAAAAACGGCTTCAGCTGTATCTAATCCATGACCACCTGTTCCATTTGCAGCGGAGAAATTAACATAAATAGCATTTTCACAGAACCATTCTGGGACTTTTTGAAATAAAGTCTCATAGTCATTTTTGACTTCTACATTTCCAAAATGAATTATTCTGAGAAATCCTAATGCTATAAAAGTAAAAGTTCCTTTTGTTCCTTTGTTACTTGTAAGTGTTACAGTCTCAGTTTTAAAACTGTACAAATTTTCCAATCTGTCTGAAATTGGTTTGTTACTGATTGCCCTAAATTTAGAGCCATCATTGTATGTTAGATTATTGTTATCAATGCACTCGTAGTAGTACTTTAAAGCTTTATCATAGTAAAACTTACCTGTTGTCTTTGTTCCTGCATCTTGAATATTACCTCCAAATTCCAGTCCAATAATTTCTGCTAATCTTTTTCCCTCTAAAATTGTATTTTCCTCTGTTCCATATTCAGTAATATTTATTATTACAAATTGATTTCCGTTGTATGCTAATTCATATGACTTGTTAGGTTTAAAGTCACCAGCCTCTATTTGCTTTAAAGTTCCGTTGTATTCTTTTAGCAACGTGTAATCAATATTATTCAGCTTTAATTTTGTTGTTGTATTTGTGTTTTTAGTATCAACATTTATTCTTAATTTTAAGTCATTATTTACTCCAAATTCTGTTAATCCGTCTAAATTGCATACATAATAATCTATATTCAAGTTTGTTGTCTTATTTGCCTGCAATGTATGCACATTTCCAAGCTGCAATCCGTTATATATCTCTTCAGTTTCAGGAGTTCCGTTTTCTCTTATAGTTCCAAAAGCTGGAATTATGTTTTTAATCTTAGTATCTCCTCTATTTGTATCTTCCACTTTATAATGAGTTGGAAATTCAACTTGTTGTGCCTTAAATTTCGTTAATTTAGCCATGTTACCTCCTTATTTTAAATTAATCATATTATCTTTTCCTAAATCAAATTGACCTAGATTATTTCTTCCGAATCTTCCAAATGTGGAATAAGAGAAATTACAAACGGGATTTCTCTTAACTTCATTTTTAATTACATTCTGTCCTAATGATTTACTTCCAAATCTCATTCCAACTATGTAATTATCCAAGCATTTTGAAGTGTTTACTTTAACTCCGCCGCCAACAATACTATTTAAGTCAAGTTCATCAATCAAAGAATAATCATAATCTCTGTCACTTACAAATTTGACATCATACAAAGCATGCTCGTTATTAGTATTTAATTCAATAACTGGAGTTAGTCCTGTGAACATTTCTCCGATATTGCTTATTGTTTCCAAGTTCGGAATTAACTTATATTTTCTCATAGCCAGTTTGATTCTGTTTCTGTATCTGTCATCAGTTTGTCCGTTTCTGCTGACATTAAATTTAATACCTAAGTCGTCAAGAAACTCTCCTGAAGCATAGTCCACCAAATATTGTTTCTCCAGCAAATTATAAATGTTATCAATTTCATCAAAAAGTTTTGCAACAGCTTTATAAAACGCCTGTATATTTTCGTTCTTTTTAAGCCACCAGGGGCATTTAGACAATAAATAATCATAATTATTCTGCATATTCAGCCACCTCATTAAAGCCTAATTTCAATACTTTTTCAAAAACTATTCCAGGAGTTTCTTTGAATTTAAAAGTAATATCTACATTCAATAATTTATCGGCTGAATACACCGTTCTTATAAATTCACTTTCACATTTATAACTTGTAATATATTCCCCTACTTTTACAGATTTAATATATTCTTTTACAATGTCTTTCAAATTTTCTTCGAGAATATTTACTCCATCGGCTTTTTGGAATTCGATTTTTACCTGTACTTCTATTTTTTTTGGTCTATAAAATCTTACTTCTCTGTCTATTCCCTGATTATCCTTGACAGTTACAACTGTATCGCCATTCATTTGAATAGCATGATCCTTTTTTTTCCATATTGCTTTTGCTATATCCTCATTTCTTCCACCGTCTACTATTAAAACAATCGACTTCGGTTCTAAGCCTTTACTATCAACTGTCATTGTTTTATTTTCATCAGCATAGACAGATTTAACACCTTCTTGCTTTAAAATTTCTGCTCTTATTCCGTCCAAGTTCCATTCGCTTTCATTTCTACTTAAAAACCATCTTTCTATATAAGCATTATCCGTTTCCTGTTCCTGTCCTCCAGCTGCAACTTCGTTTTGTTTAAAGTCATAAACACCGTTAACAACTTTAACAAGCTTTATAATGCTACCTATTTCCTTGTTACCTTGTTCTCCAGCAATGTCACATTCAAATTTAAAATTGGTCTTATTATTGAGTATTCCATTTTCTGAAAGTGTATATCTTGTTCCATCGCTAGCCTCTACTATTACATCTCCTATTTCAAGAGGAACATTTAATCCACCTATAAGTTCTATATTTACAGTAGCCTTACTTTCCTGTTTTCTCTTAAAGAAAAATGGACTATTTGCAAGATGTTCATCTATTTCTATTCCCTCGCAGTTCAGCAAGTTCATTTTATCCGCCTGTATCTGCTGACGTTCCATTTTAATCCGCATGAGCCTTGCTACAGGGAACATAAGCATAAACCAGGCACTCCGTTTATCGTTAGAATAGTCATCTTTCAGTAATGATTTAAGTTCATTATTCAATACATTCATATTGTCCTGTACTGTGTTTACTGTTATTCTCGCCAACCTATACCAACTCCCTCCATCAGCATTTTCTCGTTATCAGTAAATACAAGCCCTATGTTCAATTTCAACTTTCTATTTTCAAACTCATAAACTTCAACAAAGCAACTTTTCAAATAATCCTTAAAATTATTGTAGATTTTATTTCTTATATGCTCTATCACTTCATTTTCGTTTCCATGTGTTCCAAATAATTTCTCAAAGTTCAAGCCATATTCTGTATCATAGTCCAGCTCTCCCTCTCTTATATGCAACATTAAAACTATTTGCTGTATTACTTCAAAATACTTTTCTCTAACTTGAAAAAACTGTACATCTCCATTTTCAACATATATTTCTCCAGTTGCATTGTTCAATTTTATATCCATAAATCACGCTCCTTACGGATGTATATAAGGAGTTCCGCCTTTGCTCACTCCACTATCAGTATCAACGCTTTCTGCTTTAATCGGTCCGCTCTCAATACTTCCAACTTTTAATTTTCCAGTAATTTCAGTATTTCCGTTTACAGTTAAATTACCATTTAAAACAACATCGCCGTTTATTTCTATGCTTTCAGGAATATCCACAGCATTCGGATCAGTAGAAATTAAAATTGGCAAAGCAATAGCGTTTGTCAGATTATGTCTTTTATTAGTATTAACAATGCTAGTTTCTTTAGTAATATATCCGCTTATATCCCTGCTACATATAAGCAGCGGAACAATATCTCCAGCCTTAAAATTTAGCTTGATATTTATGTTCCTGTTTCCAATCTGACACATCGGAACATGTAGAATAGGGGGTAAATTAACTTCTTTGTATTCAGCTATAGGCTCAACGTCTACAAATCCATTAGAATGTACTTTTGTAATTTTAGCTATAACGGAAGTATCTATTCTTCCAATCATGGCTTTTAAATATTCTTCCATTATTTTACTTTTTTCCTTTCTTTCTTTTTGTCTGAATAGTTTTTCCTTTTTTGTTTTCAGATTTTTCAATTTGCTTTATTTCAGCATTGTTTTTCTTAATATCAGAAGAGTTATTAATTACTCTTACTTTTAAAGTCATTATAAAGTCGCTTATGTCAGATATTTCAACAATCTGACATATTGTAGATATTTCATTGCTTATAAGTTCTATTAAATCGCCTTTTTTCAGCTGATAAATTAGTAAGCATTTGACTTCATAATCATATTTAAGCTCTTCTTTTTTCTCTGTTTTTTTATCCTTTTTAGTTTCCTTAGCTTTTTTAGAATTCTTGTTTTTTTCTTCCTTTTTATTATTTTTTGTTGCCTTTGACTTTTCCTTTTTTGCCATTTTTACCCCCTTTTTTCGAGGATTTCTTACTTCCTTTTTTAGATTTTCCAGACTTTGAAGTTTTGCCTTTCTTTTCTTTTTCAACCTTATAGCTTATCTCTTCAACATTTTGCGGTTTAGGCTCTTCCAGTAGTCCGCTCTGATAGCTCAATTTAATGACTTTTTCAGTATCGACTTCATCATGATATATATAAATAAAATCATTTTTTGTTGTCATCTGACTGTTACAATCCTTGACAATCTGACTTATTTCATATAAACCACTGCCCAATATACTTTCGCCTATGCTGTAAACCTTGTCAGTCTTTAATTCGCATTGCTTTACAGTAAATCCGCATTTACTAGCCAAGTCATTAATTATTGTACTTGCATTAGTTCCAGGAGCATATGCGGAACTTACAAGCTTTCTAAAATCAGCTGGAACTTCTCGGCATTTAAGCTTTAAAGTTCCTTTTTCAACTTCTTTTTTAGTAATTATTCCACTTGCTACCTCTCCGATATCTGCTCCGTATCCTGCAACAAGTCTGACATCATTTTTAAGTTTGATTTTAGCTATCGTAGTATTTGTCAAACCGTGTATTTCAATGTTAAATTCATTCGGCTCTTCATTAACGGATTTATAGTTCCATTTTATTTCTACTCCATTAATGATTTGCGAATCTGTTAAGTTATAATCTTTTGGAAAGACAAAATTCAAATCTCCGTCATCTGTTTCAATCTTTATTTCAGTTCTTTCTAAAAATAGTTTATTCAACATCTTCTTCATCCTCTTCTATCTCAAAGTATTCAAGAAATACAGTTTCACAGAAATTATCAAAAGTGACTGGAATTTCTTTATTATCTTGGGCAAGAGGAACTATATAGCAGTTAATAAAATAATTATTTATATTTTTATTGTCATCTTCCATCATAAACCAGCCTAATGGTCTTCCACAGATAAGCTTTTCATTTTCAAGTAATATTTCTCCGTCTTCGTCCATTATGTCAATATAAATACGGTCATTTGTCTTAAAATGCTTTATTCTAAGCAGATATATTTCGCTGCTACTTTTGAACGTAAAGATATAGGGTATTTTGTTTTTATCTATTTCTATTCTCATTTCAGAAACCCCCAAAAATCAAAGCCACTGTTTTTCGTTCCTGCTACTCCTGTTTTTTGTTCCTCTTTCAAAACAGTTTTTTCAGATTCAAGAACCTGACCTTTTTTCATCAGATAAGCAAATTCAAGAACTTCAAAATCTATTTCAAATTTTATAGCGGTCTGATGTTCGTAATTTCTTGAAACTTTAGTGATTATCATATCTTCTATTGTTTCATTTGTTGAAATTGTACAGAGTTCCTTTTTCTGCCACAATTCTACTATTTCAGCATATATTGATTCAGGATTTTCAGTTCCAATTTGAGTAAGCAGAACAGAAATATTGTATTTTCTGTTTCCGTGCGACACATTGCTACTTATCAATGTACTATCCCTGTCCTCAAGTGAGTGCGTCTTGACGCTGCTACTTCTGTCATCACTTGTTATATGTACCCATTCAAGCGGAATATCATTTATTTTACATCTGTCAGCATCCTCAAAAAGTTTAAAACCATATCGGCTCTGAAAAAATTTATTTACCTGATCTGGATAAGCTAGAGCAATACCGTAAGCTCCAGCACCTGCTGTTCCTAAAAAACTGTTCAGTCCTAAACTAAATCCTTTGTCTTTAGCTTTATCATATGCCATTTTGCCGAAAGGATTTGCTTTCATTTTTTCTCTTGTAGCATTTAAATTGCTAAAATCCATTGCTCTAACCTCCCATCATTGCGAAACTGTCGTCAAAAAATTCTCTCAAAATTTTCTTGACCTTTTTTTCAAGTTCGTTGCCATTTTCTCCTGTGTTTTCAATAACAATCGTTGGAGAAAATACATATTTATTGTTATTTCCTTTATTTGTTGTTGAATTGTTAGTTGTTGAAGCCTTACCATTTGTACTAAATGTCTTTTTCATTCCACTCAGTCCATCTTCAAGTATTCCTCTTGTTGTTTCAGCTGTTGAAATTTCAGTGCCTTGTGGTAAATTCATAAGCATTTCCTGTCCTGCTAAGAACTGCTGACCGCCTGGAAGTTTAATCATTTCCGCACCTTTTTCAGCCACTGTAGTCAGTCCACCTCTCCAGGATTTAGCTCCAATATAGCTTTTACCTATCCCGAATCCTTTAAAAATATTGAATTTAGATACAGCATTGGAAATTTTTCCACCAAGTTCGCCAATTTTTCCGAATAGACCATCTATAAATCCCTTAATACCATTTATAGCACTCTGTGCCACACTTTTTGCCTTATTAAAAGCATTAGTAAAGAACACGGCTATATGGTTTATTACTCCACCAATGGCATTTATTACTCCTGAAACAACTCCTAAAATTCCGCTCATTATACTTGCAACAACTCCAATAATTGCAGAAAATACTCCAATTATTGTTGATGACATTCCTATAAATATTCCAATAATTACTTGAACCACAGGAACAATTATTCCAAGCAATACCGCACCTACTTGTATTATCACTCCGATGATCGGCATTATTGCAGTTGCAATCTGAACAACAAAATTAAAAATCATTCCTATTGTCTGCATGATTGGAGCGAGTAAAGGTGTTATCATAGTCAATGCCTGCATTATTATATTAAAAGTCATTCCAAATAGATTTCCTATGCTACCAAAATCAATAGTCTGAAATAATGTAGAAAAAGTATTTCCTATATTTCCTATTATTTGCCCTACTTGCTCAAAATTAATTCCTTGCAAAGCTCCATTAATTATTCCTGCAACCGTTCCACCAAAAGCAATTAATCCGTTTAATGCTCCTGCAAATCCATTTGACAGCCATTTTCCTCCGCTCATAGAATTAAATATACCCATGATTGTATTTCCAAGAGTTGTAAGCGGACCCATTAAAGGAGCAAAATTCAATTTAGAAAACAACTGTGTAACTACATCAAAGCCTTTACTTAAGTTTTCCACAAGCTGAATACCAAACTGCTGGACATAAGGTATCATTGCAGTTATTCCAGGAGCTAGTTTTCCGCCAAGCTGAATTGCAGCTTTTCCTATTTCTTCCTGCATGTCACCCCATAAGTTTTTAGCTTGTTGAATTTTCCCCTCAGGAGTATTTGCCAAAGCTTCATTAACATTACCGACATTTCTTTCTAGTATCTGTTGCATCATCGCCGCCCTTTGAGCAGTATTTAAAGATTTGAATTGCTTTGCCTCATTATCTGTTAACGCAATTCCAACTTTTCTCAATGCGGCTAATTGTCCAGTACCCATTGCTTTTCCTATCATGTTAGCTGTTCCATAAAAGTCCTCGGCAGTTCCATTCATTCCTTTTTGGTTAGCAACTATATCGGCGATTTTAGGCATTAGCATATTAATCTCTTTGTTAGTGAGCTGGAATGTTGATAACTGTGCCTGTCCAGCCATTACGAGTTCGTCGCCATACACACCTTTACTTTGTATTCTGCTTGCTTCTCCTTTAAATTCCTCAAATACTTTGTTCATAGTGTTAGGATTTTTCTTATAAGCTCCTACTATCTGAATATTTGACTGTAGTTTCTGTTCACTTTGTGACTGTAGTTGATAAGCACTAACGGATTCCTTAACAAAGTTAACTGCCGCACCTAAAGAAACTACAATACCTATCATTCCAGCTAACTTTGCTATATTACTTTTTAAAAAATTGAATTTTCCAGCTAAACTTTTAACTCCACTTCCGACTTTTTTCATAGCTCCTGTAAACTTACTAAGAATTTCAGCTTTAAAAGCATTCTGCACTGCCTTTCCAACTGCTTTGAAAGAGTTAGCAAGTGGATTTGCTGAAAAAATAATTCTATTAATTTTGTCTCTTGTTTTGTCAAAAACTCCTGAAATCTTTTTCCCTACAAAAGGAATTCTATCCAGTCTATTAATTAGATTGTTGACACCATTAGCATTTATTTTATTTCCAAGCCTTGAAATAACTCCATTTACCTTGCCAACAGTTGGCAGGACACTTACCATCTTACTTCTAAGTTTCTGTATTCCACTACCATGTATATTATTTCCAATGTTTCCAACTTTCTTTTCAACATTGTCGGCAACAGGTAAAATACTTCTCATTTTTCCTCTAATCTTATTTATTGCACTGTCTACATTTGATTTTGCATTAATTAAAATCTCTAATTTATTTTTACCTGCCATGTTAATTACTCCTTTTTACCAAAATCATTGATAGCCTGTATCCATTGAAAGAACCTAACATTGCTCATATCAAGAACAATGTTAGGATCTTTAATTTCATTCCTGACTATGAATTCCCATTTTGCTTTGATTAATGGATTTTCATAGTCATCTCCTGCTATTTCAATTTCATGTTTAATTTTCTTTTCTTCTTCTCTTTCGACTTTCCCATGTATTCAACTATTGCCTCACTTATCTCAATCAAAGCTTCTGTGTCATGTTCAAAAAAATCTAATTTTCTAGCTTCAACTGGTTTTTCAACCATTTTAGGCAACAATATCCCAGCAAAAGTAAGATAATCATATTTTGCAACTAAATCTAAATACGCTTTCTGATATAACTGTATATTTTGAGGTTTAGTTAGCCTGAAATCTACTTCTTTCGTATCTCCGTCCTCATTGATATATATTTCCTGACCTTTTATATTAAGTCTTCCCATTTCATCAATAAATACGTTATTTTGTTCCTTTGTTTCCTTAATTGTTTCTGTTCTTTTATCTTCCATTTCTTATATCCTCCTATACCTGTTCTTCATATTTTGCACACTGCACAGTAAATTCAATCTCAATATCTTTAGTGTTATTCTTACGTTCTCCGCCTTTTTGCACAGACACTCCTTTTCCTATCCCTACTATTTTATTCATTCCAGAGTTGTCTATATATGTCAAAGTTCCTAATTTCCCTTCAGGGTTTTTATTGCATTTTGTCAGGAAAATGTCATCATCCGAGCCTTTGACTGTTGTTATTTTGATTTCTCTCTTTGTTACTCTCGTTTGAATCGTCGGAACATTACCTTTAATATCAGGGTCTCCCATTGTGTGCGAATCTTCCGTTGGATTATTATTAATATCTTTAGCTTCTTTTATCATGTAAGTATCTATCCCTGGAAAAGTTATAATTAAATCCACTTTACTTAAATCAACTGATTTTTCTAAAAAATTATTACCCATTTTTTACCTCCTATATTGTTATTGGTTCATCGTGCCATACTAACTCAACATCTATTTCTTCAATTTCTGTTGAAAGTGTGAAATAAATTTTTACATTTCTTAGCACTCTATTTATATAGTCATCTACAGTTAATCCTGTAGTTGCTGATGTATCTTCTATATTTGGAACAATAACTTTAAATAGATATTCTCCATTGTTATTCTTTGCAAATGCTCCCTGTTTTCCTAATTCTGTCATAGCTCTAATTAACATGTCCTCAACACTTGGAATTCCGTCTGAATCCATTGTTGTATTTCTTCTCATTATTAACAATCTATGCAAATTTCTATCAACGGAGTGAGTTATTGCATCTATTTTAATAGTTTGGTCTGCGTGAGTAATTCCATCAGCACACCATGATCCACTTGTTACAGCATTAAAATCAACTACGCTTTCAGTGTAATTTATGTAAATCTCATCAAGTTTAGCTGACTTAGTTGTATCATTACAGCTTGGTTCTGCCCCTAATATTCTTCTATCAGCCCATCTTCCATTTATTCCTAGGACAAATGTCCATGCTGGCAGTCCAAAAATATCGAGGTTATCTTTCCCCTCTGTTCCAAACATGTAATATATTCTCTTACTTTCCCTTATATTTGCAGGTGTCTTATCCCCATCAGTATTCAGAACTACTCCAAACTTCCCAGTTCTAGTCAGATATTTTGATAACAAAGCTATAAATGCCTTGTCATAGAATGCTACAACTACTCCATAGAATTCGCCCTCAGGCAAACTATTCAAAAATGCCTCATTTGGTGTTGTCTTACCTACACAGTACCACTGTTCAGGCTGTAATCTATTACCGTCAAAATCTTCCTGGGATAAAAAAGTATTAATCCCTTTGTACATTAATGAAGTGTTCCCAAAATCAGTCTCCACTTCCTTTAAAGTTGTATATCTTTTATAGTCCTTGTCCGCCTCTTTAGTAATAAATAAAATCTTACTAAAATCTCCTTTCATTAAAGGCTTTTTAGGTCTACTAGCTACTACTTTTATTTTTCTTCTAGCCATTCTTTACCTCCACTTTTACATCTTTTATTAATTGTCTTATTCTTTCGCTTGTTTCACGCCAGTTTATTTCTACATCAAAGCTGAATCTGTAAATATATTGGCTACCCTCAAGGAAAGTTAAGTCTTTTATTTCTATCTCATCATCGCTTAATCCAAATCCATTTTTGACAAGATCGTGTCTTTTCTTGAATACTATTACTTCAAGTAATTCACTTGCCATTTCTTCTGCCCTTGCCTGTGTTGGAGCATAGAAGTCAATCTGAAAGTAAGCAATTACTAATCTTTTTGCCTGTTCCTTTATATTATCTTCCGTTGTTTCGACAGTCCTGTAAGCACTATAAACTGACTTTGTCAGACTTATTGTGTGCATTACAGCACATTCCTTTGGCTTTTTAGCCATATAATCGTCACGGATAATCTGAAAGTCAACAAAACTAGCTAATAATTTTCTTAATTTCTCATTTTTCATTCCTGTACCCTCTCAATGTAATATACTCTAAGCTGATCATGCTTCATATAATTCCTAGCAGTTGTTACAATGTAACTGTTGCCCTCAAATTCAATGATTTGTTTTGTCTCAATATCTATGTAACAGTATATTTTTTTACTATCTAGCGTAATCTGTATTCCCTGATCAGATAGCATTTTTATGTCCTGCCTACCTAAATTTAATACAGCCCCCTCAAACTCCTTGCTTTCATCAACTTCAACTAGTTCAGAATCAATCCATTTGCTAGCTTTATTTGTTATTTTGCATTTGCTAAAAAAACGCTTTGGAATAAATGTCTTATGTGCCATTCTAAACACCTACAATCTCATAATCTATTGAGTGATATAATGAGTGAGTATCTATAAGCGGTGCACTTTGCCCTTTCCTTTTTATAGTTTTCGGATCAAGTGGTGCAAAATTTCCACTCATTATTGTTTTCTTTATTTTTTGTACAACAAATATTCCTAGATTTTCATATGCTCCTTGTCCTGTAAGCTCGCCACTGACAACATTTTCAATTTGAGTATTTAGATATTCTTTAATCTCATTCTGTGCTTTCTGAGTGCCTACTGACAATCTGAAAAAAGGTCTTTTTGGTATATGACTTGTTCCGTATTCATTGAATATTGCATAATCCATTACATCTGTGTTACTTTTAAGACTTCCACCACTCCAAAGTATTCCTACTCTTACAGCATGTGTCTGTAAATACTCCAGTTCCTTTTGCAGCTTTTCCAAATCTCCTAACTCTTCAACTATACTAGCCATATATCAACCTCGCTATGTTATTCAACTTATCGTTCCTAGTTGTCAGCATATCTCTCATTGAATAAGCAATGTCATCTATCTTGTAACTTGTATATTTACTTATTTCTTCATCAAAACTATTTATAAAGTCATCTACAAGTCCGACAATTTCAAATTTGAGCCAGTCAGGAAGTTCTTTATATCCTGCTGCATAAGTTATTTCGACCTCTTCTGTTCTTATGAAACATGGACATTCTCTGAACTTTGGAAACTCAATATAATTCATTCCCTTTCTCCATTGCTCTTCCCTGCTAACTTTTTTTATTTCATTAACAGGTCTGTGACTTAAATATATTATTTTCCTGTATTCCTTTATTTCAATAACTTCATGTTCTCCAAGCTCATATCCAAGTATATTTTCAATGTGACTGACAACTGCCTTTAACAAAGTTTCAACCTTAGCTAATTCTTCATCAGCTAAGGTCTTACCTGTTATTCTTTTATAATCTTCAATTGTAATTAACAATCAAATCACCTCTATTTTACTTTCAGTACAGAGAACGCCTTAGGTCTTATTACTCCTCCACCTATTCTAATTCTTGTGTAGTATTCTGTTGTTCTTTCATTCACGTTTCTATGTAGTTCCTGCTCAAATCCTTTTTTCAGATAGTAAGCATAACCTTTTTTAAAGTCACAGAATACAGCTGGATATTTTCCAGTGTCTATGTCGTCCAAAAACTCCTCAACATATACAGGATATCCGTTAAATTTCATTGTTGCTCCCTCTATGATGTTAGCCCATAAAAATTTTCCATTAGTATCTTTCCATAACTTCATATCTTCATAAAGTTTAGGAGAAACAAAGTAAGCTGCCCCTTTTCTATAACTTGCTTTCATTCCTGTTTCAAGTTTTACCAGGTCATCAGCTGTTACTTTTTTAGTTGTTGCTGTTGTAATAGCTGCACCAGTTACATCTGTATTTGTTAAAAATCCCTCAAAATACTGTTCTGTAGAAGCATTATATGGTCCTTTTACAGTTAATTCAGATAAAGTCTGTCCGAATTCTTCTGATATTGCCTCTTTAAGTTCTCCTACCATGTCAAACGCACTGTCCTGTACAAGTTCATCTGTGATTGGATATTTTACCTGTCTATAACCTGCTCTTAGCTCTTTATGAGTGTATGTAAGAGTTCCGTCTTGCGTATTCCCTTGACCTTCTTTAACGATTTGGTTAGCAGGTGTTATATCATTTCTGATAGGTATTTTTATATAATCTCCACTTCCTTGATAAATTTTTCCTTGCATTAGGAAATTTGAAACTTCTTTAGTTTCTTTCAGGATTTCGTTTGACAATATAGTTGGAATTAATACTGTTGCCTGTCCTGTTCCTATTGCAGCTTTTTCTAATCCCTCGATGCTTTTATCTCCTGTTCTCAAATACTTCTCAAAAGCTTCATTCTGTGCCTTATTTACTGTTTCAGGATTTTCCATTCCTTTTCTCATCATTTCATCTAATGTTCCAGCCATTTTTCCTATTTCTTCACTTGATTTATTAAGTTTTTCTTCTAATTCTGCTATTTTATTAGCTTTTTCTTCTAATTCTGTTAACTTTTGCCCTGCTTTTTCAATTTCTTCTGTGTTTTTGTTAATTCCTTTTTCTAAGTTTTCTAAATTCATATTTTCATCTCCTTTATCATTTTTAACTGTTGTTACTGTTGCGTCAGGTACTGCTCCTTTTAGTACGACACTACCCTCTACAACATCAATTTCTTTTATTATTCTTGCTTCAACTTCGCCTTTATCAGTCTGTATCTTTCCCCATTCTCTTTGCTTTAGAAATCCACCAACCGACATTTCATAATTTGCTCCGTTTTTCATCATCGAATAAACTTTCTGTGCGTCCTTATTTATTGCATTTCCGTTTTCATCAGTAGACAAATCAAGTTTAGCTGTAAATTTAAGATTTCCTTTTTCGTCCTGATACACTTTTAACGTCCCAAGCTCTTTGCTCCATTCGTGCATATGCAGTAAAAAATAAGTTTTATCTTTATTGACTTTATCTAATGCTTGTTTATCAAAATAATCTCCGTAGCTGTCAATAACGCTGTGAGTTATTAACTGTCCTTCGATTATTCCTTTTTCTTCTGTGTCTTTTTTCAATACCATTTCGACACTCTTCTGAAATTTTTCCATTTTCCCTCCTTTACACTAATTCACAATGACAATTTATGATTTCTTCTGCAGGTGCATCTAATTCGTGCGGATGTTTTAGACCACAGCTAAAAGTCTCTTCAACTCCAATTGTTTCTCCATTACATGCTACATGTGACGGTCTGTCTGTTTTTCCGCCACCAACATGCCACCAGGTTTTGTCAAACCCTGCAGCCTCTAGTCCGTTGTGATACGTTACTGTGCTTGTCTGTGCTGTTTCTGTCCTTGCTATTCTTAAAGCTCTGTCCTTAGACATATTTTTGACAGATTTCTCAATATCTTTAGCTATTGCCTTGATATTTTTACCCTCTGCCTGTCCTTTTGTTATTATTTTGTTAATTACTTTTTTAGTTTTATCGCTTATGTTAGTTACTTTTTCGGCGACTACTTGCTTACTGTATTGTTCCAGCGTTTTATTTCTGACAACAGGGATAAGCTTTTTATTAACTCCTCTTGCTGTTTGTAAGAATTTAGCTGTTTCTGACACGCTTTCCTTAATGCCAACTTTAAATACAGCAATAAGCTCTTTTTTAAATGTTTCATATGTTAGCAAGCTTATAAATTCTTTTGTTTCCTCGACACCCCTGCCGAGCTTTAAAAAAACTTTCTTAATCCTGCTGTACTGTTTTGATGTGAGCTTATTTCTCATTTTTAACTGTTTCTTTGCTATCTGTTTTGCCGTTTTCTTATTCAGTGTCTTCAATATTGTCACCCTCTTCCAAAGGCTTAACTGGTTCTAATGCCTCACTTAACGGTGTCACTATTCCGCTTATAAGTATCTCATCGCCACCCTCTACAGCAGGATATTCTAATTCTGCCCGTTTTTCATTTATAGTTAAGTAACTTAAGCCATTAAGTAAGTTCATTATTTCAGTTTTATTTTTTTTCAAGACTTCGACTTTGCTACTGTCAATGTCTATGTACTCGCCTTTTTCCAGCTTATCGCTTAATATTGTTGTGAGATGTTTGGCTATCTGTGTAGCTAACGGCAGTATATTTTCAGTATAAAGGTCTTGCTTAGCCTCTTTATAATTACTGAATTTGCTGTTTGTCCTGTCACCTATAAGGATTGACGGAACATTCATAACGGATGCCGTTATATTTCTGATTTCATCCATTGCCTGTAAGAAATCAAATTCTTTAGGGCTAAAATCCCCATTCCTTATTTCAACATTTTCTCCGTCTAATATTAAAGGTTCTCCAACAGCTTTTGCTCCCGAATTCTCCATAATGTACTCTTTAAGCTCTTTTTTCTTTTGTGGATTAAGAAAATCTTTAAAGAGTGCAACCAGTTCACGTTTCCCACCATTTTTCAAAATATTGTTATTCCATTTAGTGATATAACAATAATAATCGTGTAGCATTGACAACGCCTGTATTTTACTTATTCCTCTGCCTACTCCTGCAATGCTGTCATATATATTTACGCCCTTTATATAATAAAATTGTTTCAGTTCCTCGCCTTTGTATTCCCGCATATTTACCCATATACTTTTAATTCCGTTAAGTACGTTGCTTGAATCGTATTCAACTGTATAAGTTCCTCTTTTAAAGAGTATCAATTCTGACTTTGTAAATAAGTCAATACGCATTACCAGCAATTCGCCGAACAAAATATAATAAAGGGCAAAATAACTGATAAACTGGTCTATATTTAATAATGGATTAGGCTTTTCTAATGTTCTGCTCACATAACTGTCTTTAATTTCCTTTACGTTATCGTTATAGCCTTTTTTATATGCTCCCCATTCCAAGTTTTGCAGTGCCTCATTTATTCTCGTTATTGCTGCACTTGTAAAGGGATTTTTATACAGTTCTTTTAAAAATCGTTCGTTATTTTCTTCATATGTCCAATCAAAAGACTGGATATATTCTGCTAACGTGAGGGGCGGTTGCCTTTTATTTTTCCTTAAAAATTTAAACATTTATTCCTCCTCTCTTTTGTAATGATGTTTATCAAATATATACGGTGTGTATTTATTAAGCCCATACTTTATTGCGTCAAAGGTATGAGGGTCAATGTTGAATGGTTTATTTGTTTTTGGATTTTTTGCAATAATGCCATCTTTATTCAAATGCCATTTCATCATTGTTAATTCCCTGTAAGTGTTAGGGCATTTAACAGGATCTATAAAAATATTATCGAAGTTCTGCAACTTCTTTACTCCAGCCTTGCTTATATCAGGTGTCTTTTTAGCCCCTGATATGCTTAGATTGTTCATTTTGTAAAATCTTATCGTTTTTGGCTCTGCACTATCAGCATACACCACTTCGCCCTCGGCTATTAATTGCTTTATAATATCCATTTCAAGCATTTCTGTATCTGTTATTTCTTTGCCGTAAAATTCATCGTATATATAAAGATTGTTGTTTTCTTCATCTATTGCAAGCCTCACTATTGCGTTGTAAGACTTGGCAAAACCAAAGTCAAATCCAGTGTAAAGATTATATAAGTTCTTAACCGCTAACATTATTTGCTCCTGGTTAAGCTGGACAATATTATTAAGTATTTTTTCTCCGCTACTGCCAAAATACCCCAGTTTCTTTATAGCTCTTTGAAAGTCATCCTTTTCATTCTCAAGCTCTGCTATAAAGTTTTTATCCAGGAACTTATTATCTTTATAATTGCTGTGGTGCAGGTAAATATTTTCAATGTTCACATCTCCACTTTCCAGTTTGGTAATGTCTTCTATTTTTATGATCCGTTTATTGTATAAGTCGTTAATATCCATCTCAACCTTTGACAATGTTTCTGTAAGCCATTTATAAGTCCATGTATCTAACTCATTAGGATTAGTTGTTATAATTAAAATATTCCTGTTTTTCTGCGTTCTCAAACGGCTTTTAAGCTCTTTAAATGTCTTATAATCAATCTCGTCAGCCTCTTCAATCCAAATGGTATCTATATCCCTTATAGATTTTATTTTTTTGGCTTTATCCAGCCCCTTAAAAATAAATTTACTGCCATTTCTACGGCAGATTATTTCCATAGGACTTTTATTAATTTTAAAAAAATCATCTAAGCCTAACTCATTTATTATTTCCACTATATCGGCAAAGCAGCTCTCTTTTAACGTATCCTTTACCTGCCGAGTTACCAGTATTTTTCTTTTTTCCTGGAGTGATAACAGGACTGTTTTAAAAGCCGTGTTGTATGATTTGCTACTACCATAACCGCCTAATTCAAAATAAATGTTATGCTTTTCATCAAGGACAAAATCCTTAAAATGTTCATTTATATTTACGTTGATATCCATGCTATACTCCTTTAATAGTTATGCTTATGTTTTCGTCTTTTATATCGTCCCTGTTTTTAGCTTTTTCTATTTCTATCTTTTCAAGCTGCATTTCTTCATCAGTTAAAGCTTTGTCTATTTCTAAAAGTTCATAAGATGTTAAAAGCTTTCCAGTCTTTTTAAGTTCGTTTTCCATTTTTTTGATAATGTCGAACTGCTTTTCCAAAGCCTGTAAATCCTTTACATTTGCTTTTCCATCTTTCGACTTGTTGATAGTTGTTATTATTATGTTTTTTTTTACTTTAGACATGCTCATAAGCATTTCTTTTAAATTAGGATATACATCGGCAATTATCTCATCTGTCATTTTCTCCGTACGTTCAAGCATTGCCATTCTTACACTTTCACGTTTCTTATAATAAGTCCTTTCGCATATTGAGTGCTTTTGTATAATTTGCTCTTTTGGAAGATTTCTCATAATATCTTCTTTAATTTCAAAATCTTTATCGAACACAACCTTTTTTTTTGGTTGTTTTTTCTTTTTGCTGGTTGTTCCTCTTTTGGTTGTGGTGTTCTCTTTTTTTTTAATCCACTTCTCTTTATAGCTCCAGCCTTTTATCGTATTTAATTTGATGTTATATTTTTTAGATAAAACGCTCATGCTAGTTCCATTTTCATATTCGGTTTTTATCAACAGCTTTATGTCTTCATTGCTCATGCTCCTATCTCCACTTATTCATTTTCTTTTAAATCCTCTTCGCTATAAAATTCTTTAAAATGATTTTTTATCTGTGTTACATCGCCCTTGTAAAAAATCAATATATTTTGATGTATCTTTGTTATTTTCCTACTTATGTTAAATGCCCTGCCAGCTCTTATAGCTGCACTTCCAACTGGCTCTCTATAAATTACTTGGTTATAGTAATTTAGCCCAGCTTTTTCAAATGCCTCTATGGTATCGCCTATAAAATCTATTAATTTTCCTTTTTTATCTCTTACATCTCCAACAACGAATATTGCAAATCTGTTTTCCTTTAATTTGTTACAGTGATTTTTGATTATCCTGTTGTATTTATCTTTAAATTCTTCGTATTCCATATTTGATAAATCATTTTCATTATCACTGTACACTTCCAGGTCTAAATACGGCGGACAGCTGAATATTAAATCCTGTGTGCTGTCTTTAATATATTTATCTACATTCTCACTGTCATCTGTTATGAAATTAGGGGATATTTTTAATTCCTTTGCCTGTGCCTTATTCTGTTCTGTCTGTTCTTCCCTTATATCAAATCCTGTATATTTAAATCCCAGTAGTTCAGCAACTGCACCACGCACACACCCCCCCGAAAATGGGTCAAGTACCTTTATTTCATTGTTTTGTGGTGTATACCATTTATAAAAAACCTCACAAATTGCACCATCGAAAACGCTTGTTCCGTAATTCTGCCCTATAAGGCTTTTATCTCTTCCTTTGCTACTATCAAAAAGTTCTTTCCATTTGTTTTTGATGTCCAGCCACGGGCTTTTGTTAGCGTCGATAATAGAAAAAGGCGGTATTATGAACTTGCTTTCCAGGTTGCCTTTTTGTTCATCTGTTGCAGCTCCATATTTATCCGTCAATAATTCCTCTTCTATTTCCATTATTTCCTGAAGCTCTATTTCATCAAATCCTAACAACGATGTGTCAAAATCTACGCTTTCAAGCTCTTCTATTTCCTGTCTTAATATTTCCGTGTTAAAACCTGTATTCAACGTGTACTGATTATCCGCTATCATATACGCTTTTTTATCTTCTTCTGTTAAATCTGTATGTCTCACTACTTGAACATCTCTATAACCTAGTTTTTTTAAAGCCATGTATCTTCCATGTCCTGCAAGGATCATATTATTTTCATCAACTATAATTGGACTCCTGTAACCTATTTTCTTTATAGTTTCTGATAATCCCTTAATCTGCCATTCAGGATGTTCTTTAGCATTGTTCCCGTACATTTTTATCTTGTCTATGCTTATCTTTTCTATTTTCATGTTATCCCTCTCTTTTAATTTCTTTCCCACCAACCACAACCGACCCTTGTTAAACTAATGGTCTCATATATATAAATTAAGGAGGAGGCAAAATAAACAAAAAAGAGCCATTAAACAAATAGACTTATTTTTTAAATCTATTTATCTAATGGCTCATATATCTATAGTCTTGCCTATTTAATTGTTTAGTGATGTAAACTTCTCACCATATATCTTTTTTTATTGAGTTTTCCTTTGTTAAATACAATCCTTATTTCGCATTCTTTTTTTGTTTTTTTTAAAGCTAAAATATCATCAAGCAAATATTTTATCTCAACATCTTCTTCAATTAAAATTTCATATTTTTTGTTCAATTTTACCTCCTATATTATATCACATTTATGCTTTTTTTACAAACAAAAAGACCAGTTTCATTTGGTCTTTTCTTGTTTTTTATTTAATTTTTCTAGTGACTTGCACAAATTTCCTTGTGCTTTTTTAAGTTTTTTATTTAATTTTTCTAGTGACTT